TAACTTATACAGATTCCAATATAATGCCCCTTGAAATATCAAAAGCTCTAATTGACCCTGACACTTATTCAGAAGAAATTGAAGCCAATTTATGGGTAGAGGCTCAAGGCTTAGAGGATAAAGAAAAATTATTCTTACAGCTGAAGCTAGAGGGTCTGACAATGGAAGAAATTACTGAAGATTTAGGGGAGTCTGCATATAAAGTAAGGCAATCCTTAAGAGATAAATTTAACACTGAGTCAGATGAAACAGATAGCCCTTGATAATTTAAATGCTAAAGACTTATATAAATTGTTTAGTGCTTTATATAAGGAAAAACATGGAGTTGATTACAGTGGTGTAGGGTTTATAGGGAATGAAATGCACAAACTGAGGAATAGTATAGATGAACATGGGTCTGCACACGTTGCTTGTGCTATACTTAATTGTATAAACAGGAATGACCGAAAAGTATCTGTACCTTATTTTATTGCAGGAATACGTTATTATATGATTCCAGATAATCCCGAAATATACTGGTCGATAAAAAGGTATGGTAATCCTAAAATGAAAAAATTATGGCGTGAATATATGTTTTTAGATTCTGCATGGTTACCAACAGCATCAAAAAGAAAAAGATTAAAAGAAGTAATAAAAGAATTACGGGAGTGGGCTTATGCCAAGACGGGTAAGAAGACGGGGACGACTAATACAGAAACCAAAAAATAAAATAGTTAAAAGTTTGTTTAGAGTTATAGCTTCACATGCAACTGGCGATGTATGGACAGAGGGTGAATATGGGACTTTTGAGGAAGCTAAGAGGGCAGTTGACAGTTACAACACACCTCAAGTAGACTATTTAATATATTCCGATAAAAATAGAGTCTTATATACGAAAAAAGGAGAGTAAATGCCAAATTTTGAATACATTGAATCGGCATTAATTTTTGGGTTAGACACCAAAACAAACTTACGTTCTTTCAAACATTCAGAAAAAGATTTCGCTAGACATGGGGATGCTTATAAATTCATACTAAATCATTTTGATAAGTATGGAGAGTTTGCTTCTCCCGAAGTATTAGTAGAAAATTTTCCTACGTTAGATAAAACTGCACAATCAGTAAATTTTGAGTATGCCGTGGAGCTTTTTAAAGACCAAGTTTTACAGAGAGCAGTGGTATCTACCGTTCAACAACAAAGAGAGTTAGTAAAAGAAAACCCTAAAAAAGCATTATCAAATATTATGGTGGGGTTAACAGATATTGAAATAGTCTTTGATGAAGACGTTCAAGCATATGATAGCGGTAAATTAACTCGTTTAGATGAGTGGAAGGAAAGAACTGCTAAAAGAAAAATGGGTGATGGTTTAATGGGAGTACCCACTAGCTTTAAAACTATTAATTCGTCAGGTGTTGGATGGATGCCCGGTGAATTAATTGCTATGTTTGCTAGACCTACCATTGGTAAAACTTGGATGTGTGTACATGCAGCAGCTACTGCAGTCAATAATGGAGTAAGAACCTTATTGGTGTCTACAGAGATGCCTAATACGGCTATAAACATGAGACTTGATGTAGTTTTAGCTAAGATGAAAGGATTCAATTTGTCCCACAGGGCATTGAGACATGGTGAACCAATAGATGAAGCCGAGTATATTAGGTTTTTAGAAGAATCTAATTCACAATCTTTATTAATTTGTGACCATATTTCAGGACAGATGGGTATTTCAATTGAAGCTATTGCTGGATTAGTAAGGAAGCACAATCCTGAATTTGTAGTCATAGATGGTGTGTATTTAGTAGCAACTTCTGATGCAAAGAAAGCGGCTTGGGAGCAATCCCACTCGTTGTTCTACGGCTTAAAGAATTTAGCAACTTCTACAAACACCCCAATCATGGTTTCTACACAGGCAACAAGGGATGCGGCTAACATGTTTACCCCTCCTAGAGCTGACCAAGTAGCTTTTGGGGATGCTTTGATAAGAGCAGCAGATGTAGCGATAGCAATGTGTGCTTTGGAAAATGAGGATGATAAGAGATTAGTACAGTTTCAAAAATACCGTGATGGTGAATTATCGAAAGACCTAACGGTGATGCAATGGGCTGTAAATAATGGAAATATAGATGAGCTTCCCGACTATGAATGGGAAGACTTTTAAAAACAGGAGGTTATTATGGGAATCTTAGACTGGCTTTCAAGCAGTAATACTAAAGACGATAGCAATATTGTTGTAAAATCTGCTAGAAGTAAAGGATATGGAAGACCTATTATGGATATTACCGTAGGAGACATACGTAAAGGTATTGCTTCTGATGAAAACGGGTATCGTAATGAAGTGGTTCTATTTCTAAGAAAAAATAAAAAGGATAGATAATGATAGATTGGTACTCTGTACTAATTAAATATGGTATATCGGTACCAAATGAAGAACAATTTATAATTCATTGCCCCTTTCATGAAGATAGAAGAGAGTCCTGTTCTATTAATTTAGAGAAGGGGGTGTGGATTTGTTTTGCAGGGTGTGGTCAAGGTAATCTTAAGTATTTTATTTGGAAGCTATCAGGTAAATCTTGGGATGAAATAAATACCGAGTTTGAATCGAAAGCGTGGGAACTAGACTTTTCTATGCTTGACGACTTAGAGGAAGTTACAGAACCTACATCATCTTACGAAAAGCCTGAGACATTAGAAGATGTCCCAACAAATCATTGGATATACAATCGGGGGTTTACCCAAGAAACCACTATGAAGTGGGGATGTAAAGTTAATGAATTTTTAGACTTTATGATTCCGGTAGAAGACCAAACGTTGGAAATACAGGGTTGGATAGCACGTAGAAAACAAGCTATACCAAAATATTTATTTTCCAAGGGTTTTGCTAAATCACAAAGTTTATTTGGTATAAATCAATTATATGAGACAAAAGTGTTATATGTTGTCGAAGGGGCTTTGGACTGTATGTGGCTTAGTCAATTCGGTTATTCTAGTGTTGCTATATTAGGAGCTAGTGTCTCACAAAAACAAGTAGACCTAATTAGTTCACTGCATCCACAGGAAGTGGTTTTAGCATTAGATAATGACGATGCTGGTAAAAAGGGAATAGATAAAGCTACACTTGACATGGAGGGTAGATTTTTTATATCATATTTAAAGTTACCAAAAAAATTTAAAGACGTACAAGAAATTAGTGACGTAAATACATTACATAAGGTAATGAGAAATAAAACAATATTTTAAATAGGAGATTTTTATGAGTGGAATAGCACGAATCGCAAAGGGGAGAGAGGACGCTAGAAGACCTTTACCCGAGAGAGCTCCGGGAAGAGAAGTTTGGTTGAAAGACGGAGACCAGCTTTTTATGACTTCCGTTGCTACAGGAGAAGAAAATGATAAGTACTTGGATGAGATATATTTGTATACCTTTCGAGTAGGCAATCGTTGGACTAACTTAATTAAAGACGACAAAGTAGACACAAGTGGTGTACCTGAGGATACAAGAGCATCACACAAGTTTGCTTTTTGGGCGTATATACACAATATTATTCACACTGAGAAACGAAATGAAGACTGGGTGGAGATAGAAGGTCCAGCAGGCAAAAAGGTTTATCGGGAAGAAGTGGAAGACTTTAGAATAGTATCACTTGGGTTTGGTAGAAGTGATTATGTCTGGAATCAGTTAGTAGATGTTTATAGTGATTGGGGTGCCTTGAATAAAGGTGTTCTTAGAATAAAAAGAACAGGTCAAGGAGCTTACGACACTTCTTACTCAATAACTGCAACCCCTAAAACAGAAGAGATACCAGCAGATAAAATAAAAGAATTTTCTGAATTACCTTTAATTAAAGATTATTATTTGGAAAGATATGGTAATACCGACATCGTTGACATAGCTAGTTCGACTACTGATGACGATGACGAGTTATTTTAATTGAGACTGTGACGGTTGTAACTAATCGTACCTTTGAAGACAGTCTTAAGCAACTACAGTCGGTTTTAGAGGTAGCACCGACTCTTGTGGTTGATGTTGAAACGAATGGGCTAGATGCCTACAGGTCTAACCAAATATGTGGAATCGGGGTGGGTGAACCCAATCCTGATGGACTTGTACAGTACTACCCATTCAGACATCACCTTGGGGAAAACTTAACATTTGAAGCATTTCAAGAACTTATATCTGTTTTAAACCAATCCGTTAAATCTTATATAGGATATAACTTAAAGTTTGATTTACATTTTTTAGAGAAAGATGGCTTAGATGTTGTTGAGAAAGAACTTATTGATGTTATTGTCATGGTGC